AAACTCTTCCAAAGAAAGACACATTAAAAAATTGTTTTGAAAGAAATCCAGATGGAGCAGGTTTTATGTATGTTGAATCTGGTAAAGTAGTTATAGATAAAGGTTATATGACCTTCAAAAGCTTTTATAAGCATTACAAAAAACTATGTAATAAGTTTAATAACTTTGAAGGAAAGAATCTTGTAATGCATATGAGAATATCTACTAGCGGAGGGGTTGAGCGTGAAAACACTCACCCATTCCCTATCACAGATAATTATCAAGATATGTTTAAATTATATTATAGAACTGATATTGGAGTAATGCATAATGGAGTAATCTCAGCTTCTAGACCATCTAAAGATGAAGAGGCTAAAAAGATAAACGACACTATGATATTCACAAAAGAATATTTAAATAGAGTCTATGAAGATTGGAAAGATTGTTTTAAGAATTATGCTTTTATAACAGGTATTAATATCTTAACATCTAGCAAATTCGCAATATTAGATAAGGATGAAAATCTAACTCTAATTGGAACTTTCTACGAGCATGAAGGAGCTAAATATTCTAATACAAGCTATTACGCATTGTATAAAGGAACAAACTCTTCATCTCCCACGAAAAAGTACGGATATGACTATAACAAAAAATACGGATGCTACAACTACGACGGATACTCTCAATATGGTTATTACGGCGATGATTACTACTATGATGAAGGATTCGACTACGACGACTACTACGCAAGCGAAGAATATGAAAAATATTTAGAAGAAAAATATGGGGAGGTTGATGATGAAGATGTTGTAATATTACAAGATAATGACCTAGTAGCTCTAGATGAAGAATCAGACTATGTAAGAGTTGATAATATAAGGACTGAAGAAGGCTCTATCTTTATATTTGAGACTAAAAATTATGTTCTAAAAGAATTAAGCTCTGTAGATAGAAAAGTTATTAAAAAGTATCCTCAGGCTTATGCCTATGTAGAAAAAACAGGAATGTTATATTAGAAAAGGAGATGATTAAATGTTTGGAAAAAACAAGAAATTAAACCAAATTCTTGATATTATGCAAGAAATACTGGCAAAACAACAAGAGTGTAAAAATGGAATTAAAAGAATAGAAAGAAAGGTTGAAGCTCTTAAATTGCCTGTTGCTAAAAATAAGCAACATAAAAAAGATTCTGAAGAAATCAAAAAAGATATTAAAGAAGTTAAAACAAAAGTTAAAAAGAAAAAGCTTAACTTCGAAAAGAAAACTAACGTTGAGGGAATTGCTATGAATCCTAAAGCTAAAACAAGGGACTTCCCTATTGAGCATGGATTTAAAAATAAATCTGATTTAACTGTTGCTGATTTTGCAAAAGTTTTAAAAGTTCCTCAATCTACTCTAAATGGAAGAATCTGGAAACTAGAACATGACGATTCTATTAAATGGACTTCTAATGATAACTTTATCTATTATATCAGAAGACCTAATGAGAATTATCTAACGAAAGTTCTAACTAAACCAGCTCAAGAAATTATGCTTAGAAGATATGGCTATGGTGTTAAAAGCTGTGGTAGAAAAAGAAAAGTATCATAATCAATAAATATATTGACTAATAGCTCTAAATGAGTTAAATTAAGATAGAGGGGTAAAAGTTATGAAATTCGTTGAATTAACAAGTAGACATGGATTCACGATAGGTCTTGCAGCTTTAACTACAGATGTTGATTGGTTTCTAAGTGAAATTGAGAAAACTGATAGAAAGCATTACTCTTCTATCTTAAATGATAAAAGAGTTAGTAAAAGAAAAAAAAGACTTGTATATCAAGATGATGAAGACACATTCTTTGTACTAACAGACACATATGGTCATAAATCTATATTACAAATAAAGGAGTATTAATGAATGAAATATAAAGAATTAGAAAGCCTATATGAAGCAATAAAAGCAAAGGAAAAAGAATTAAGTGAAGTAAATTATATTTCTAGATTACATATTCTTCAAGAATTCAAGAGATATGAATTATTTGATACTCTAAGTGAAGAAATGAAAAGAAGACTAATTGAAACAGTCTATTATTATTGGATTGAAAGCATATACCCAATAGAAGCATCAGAAATGATGGCAACCATAATTATGGAATCTGAAGATTCTAGTTTTAAATTAAAACTTATGAATAATGCTTTAACTGTAAAAGAGATAACAAAGATGATTTTAGATAATGAAGATAAAATTCAAGAACAGAATTATTGCTAAATCTCTTTTATATTTTAAAAGGGGGAGAGATTATTTATCTTTCCCCCTTTTTTTAAAATAATTATTGAGTTTCATTCTAGGAGTGTCTTGATTGTTGTAATCCATTTCAGTCATAATCTGTAGCCAAGACATTCTATCTAGAAATCTATAAGAAATTATAAGTCTGATTTCAGAGTTGTCTATTTTTTCAATCTCATCTTCTATGTAAAGAATCTGATTGTTAAGCCTTCTTTTGAAATCTTCTAATTTATTATTCATAGCAGAAAGAGAGTCTTTTTTTTGTTCATAGCCTTCTATAACAAATGAATGCTCTACATAAGGAAACATGGCAGAGCTCCCCTTAACGGAATCTGCAACAATTTCTGCTGGTCTGTAATGTTCGATTTTATATTTTAATCGGTCAACTTCTTTATACAAGAAGTTTAACTGTTTAAGGTCATTTAAAGTCATAAATACCTCCTAAAATTCGATTTAAATTTCTTTTATAATAATTCTTTTAAAAACTTAATCCCATAACCATAAATATGGGTTGGACTTGTTTCGTCTTTTTCTTCTAATTCTTTTATTTTTTCTCTTATTTTCTTTTTTGAAATACATTGAGTTGCCATAAAGTCCTCTATATCTTCTAATCTATTGAACTCTTCCCACATGAGTTTAATTAGTGATATTATATCATCTTTTGATACATCTTCATTTTCTTCGTAGCCAACAAGTTGTTTTATTTCATCTATACTAATATACATATCTTTTATATAAGAATTTTTGTCTGCTACTTCTCTAAATTTCCCTAATATTAATTTACTATTATTTTTTTTTAGTTCTTCATTTTCTTTTTCTAGTTTATCTATGTAATTTAAAAGTATTTCATCTGTCTTAAAATTCTCGCTGTCAGTTCCATATGCTTCTTTATCAAGTAGAATTGCATGTCTTTTAATTCTTATTGCTTCTTTTTCTTCTTCACTCATATTAATTGTTTCTCCAAAATTTAAATTATAATTTTTGCTATAAAAACTTATACTATAAGGTGTTCCATAGTCTTGTGCTAATATACCGTCTATATACATTTCTTCACTCACTCTATATCACCTCTCTTAACATTGTCATTAAAAAATCTATAATATATTCTAGTCTATCTATATATTCTAAAATGTCAGAAATATCATCTCCAGATAACATATCATTTTCTAATAAGTGTTTTAGTTCTTTAATTCTTTCTTTACTTAAATGCTTCTTATTCATCATAATCACCTATCTTATAGCAATTTTGTTCATACATTTCATGCGTTAATATTGTTTTAATGTCTTTTTCTTCAAACATATATACATCTAACATATCATGTGCATCATGGTACACTTTTCCGTCTAGTATTAAGTTAATTACAAGCCCATTTACATAGTCGCCTATCTCTATTAAGTCTATTATATTTTTTGAGTGTTTTGTAATATCGGTTTCTTCAACATATGTGTGTTGGTTTAGCCAATAAGCTGTTACTTCTGGCATTATTGCTATTCCAATATCTACTTCTGGTTCTTCTGTTGTTTTTGTTAATTTTCCTATTTCACCTTCTTTAGTTCTTATATATTCTCCTACTTCTATCATAACACTTCTCCTATTCTTAAATTTATGGTATAATAACTCAAGTGTGAAAAAGAATTATCTTTTATACGACTATGTACTCTGTGCGTGGTCGTTATTTTCTTTTATTTCCACTCAATAAATTTATTGTCATATCTATCACTTGCTTTAACAAGTTTTATTACTCTGTCAAAACTGCGCATTGTTCTAAATTCTAACATATCATAGTCTTTCATATTATCTAATTTATCAGGGTTAAAAGTATATTCACCACCCTCTTTTTCTATAAAATACTTTACTATGTTTTTAAGGTCTTTAATTTCTTTGTTTTTGTTCCAATAATCCATTTTTATTCTCCTCTATTCTAACATTTCATCAACTTGCTTTTGTATTTCTGTTTTATCTAATATCTTATCTAGTTCTACTCTTTTAGATTTTTCTTCATTACAAGTTCCTTTTGGTGATTCACATTTCTCACATAAAGGGTATTTATAACAATTTTTACAAGCCATATTGCCTCCTTTTAAAGTTCCTCGTACTCTCCCCAGTCAATACTAAATGCAGTTTTAGGATTTCCTTCACAATATTTGCACCATTTTTTGTGCCCTTTCTTCATTTGTGCTTCATTATCATATCTTTCAACGATAACCCAACAATCATCTCCAGTTACTTTTTTTATTGCCGTTTCACGACCCATATCCGTAGTATTGCAAGTGTCTATTTTGTATTCTCCTACATCAGTAGTAAGAGCATTTTTCCTAAAATCTTCGTTCCTATAATCTGCAATCTCTCCTTTTATTAATTTTATTAAAAACGCCTTTGCTATTTCTTCTCCACCTGTCATATTTACCTCCTAATAATCTATGAATACATTATCTTCCAATACTAAACCTATGCCTGACCTTGTTGTTATATTCAAATCAGTTTTATCTCTTAACCTATGTATTTCCATTCTTAACGCACTTATAGAATTGATTTCTGTATTTTTTAGTATTTCTTCGTAAGTCGTTGTTCCTCCACTGCAAAGTAGGCTCAATAAGTCTGATTGTGTTTTGGTTAGTTCTATCTTCTTATATATACAATTCCTTTTAGGGTCAAAAAATATCATTTTATTCTCCTATAATAGTGGCTTAACTAGAATCGCCAAGAAAGGTAGGATAACTTTTTATGTACTCATGATTTTATTACAGCATATAAATCAACACTAATAATATATAAATAACATTTATCTAGTATCATGTTATTTGCTAAAGTTTATCTATTTCTACTTCTACATAGTCTTCCTCTTCTGTGTAGAATTTTTCAACATCTAATTTTACAATCTGAATATCGTCTTTGTATGCATATAGATTTAAAGCATCTAATATTGCTTTTGCTATATTGTCGCAATCTGGTTTATGCATATAATGTTTACCAATACATTCAGCTCTTTTCTTCTTTGTGTAGCTTTTTGGTATCTTATAATATACTCTTATCTTGCATTGAAGAGGCTCCTCTAAGAAGCAATCATTCAATGTGTACTTTTTCCAAAATTCATTTCTAACACGTTCTTCGTATTTCTTTGTCGCCTCTGGAGTATATGTCCTTTTAGTTACAAAATTGAATCTTGGTCTTGCTTTTCCTATGGCTTTTAAGCCTTCTATTTTTAGATAAATCATATTATTCCTCTATAAGATAGTATTCTCCAAATCGTTTACCATTTACAGCTGTCTTCATACGCATACCTATATTCATTCCGTATAGATGTCTTAGATTGTAAATTGTAGCTGAGAGCCTTGTATTTCCCATTTTTTGAATAGCGTCCCAACTTGTTATCTTTCCATTTTTTTCAAGTATTTCTTTTGTTTTATCAATATATGAATCTTTAGCCATTCTCTTGTTCTCCTTCATCTTTTAATTTCTTTAGTTCTTCAGCTAGTTTTTCTTTATCTTCTGGTGGTGCTAATTTAATCATTTTCTCAAATAAGAACATGCTTAAAGCAACCATGCTTTCTCTAATTTCATTAAGCGGTAACATCTTAGATTCAAGTTCTTCGAATGTCTTTATCTCATCAACGTATTCTCTCATAAACTTAAACATTCCATTAAATAATGAGGCATGTTGATAATTAGAGCTTTCTGCTGGAATTGATGTATGTACGCAACATGCTGTTTTACCTTTACCATCAATTTCTATAGCCTCAAATGTAACTTTGTAAGGTGAATGTTCAGAATCTTTAATCATTTGCTTCCATAGTTCATCTGTGTCTACTTCAATTTTTTCTTTATCTTCCATAATAACCTCCTAGTTTTCATATAAGAAGTCTAAGCTTCCTAATGATGCTTTGTTAAATTCTAAGTCATATGACCTTATAAATTTGTTATAAGGTTTCTTCTTAAAAGGGTAAGTCGTCTTCTGAGAAGTCATTAGAAGTTTCTTTATTATCAGCATAATCAAAATCTGTTATTACTAATACCCAATTGACTTTTCCTTCACTATCTGTATTAAATGAGATAAAACCATCTTTTATATTGATATATGTATTATCTTCTATAGCCTTATTTGCTGCGTCTTTTACAAATCTGATAAACATACTTGCAAATTCAGTATTGCCTGTTGGAGTTTTATTTGTAAAAACAGTTCTATAGCTTGTTCTACCTGTTATCTCATTTACTTTAACTTTAACTTTTATAGTTTTTAAAATTCCGTATTCTCCCATTATTTAGCTCCCTTCAAATCGTTTACAATATTCATATAATCTATAAGCTTGATTTCACTTATGTCTTTATAACCATAACCACCAATTATTGCTTGTACTACTAAAGCGTCTAAGTTATGATTATCTATGGCTGCTTGTAATGATTTAACCATTTGAGGAGTTATTATTTCTGCTTCATTCTTATCTTCAACAGGTTTATTATTATCATCTGATGAATCAGATTCAGGTAAATCTTCTCCAGCATAGATGTATAAACCTAGTCCATGTCTAGCAACTGCTTTAGTTAAACTTCTTTGAATAGCTTTATTTACATCAAATGAAGTAACTGACTCATATGGTATTGACTTATTTCTATAATCCATAACTGGTAAATCCTCTATATGTTCTATTCCATCTATGATTACACCTGTTTTTACGTAACAAGTTCTTCCATCTGTGAAGTAGTTTGTTACACATCCATTTGGTAAAGTGCTTTCATAGATTACATAGTTTGCATCTGGAAATCTTTTCTTTACTTCAGCCCAAGCCCATGCCCAAGATAAATAAGTAAGTCCATTCTTTTTCTCTGTGTGTTCATTTACATTGATTTCATTTAGTATTTCAAATGTACTTTTCTTTCTTTCTGCCATTTTAAACCTCCTATTTTACTCTTTCTTTTAAAACTAATTTATTAAGATTGTTGGCAATCCTTGTTAGTCCTTTTATTTCTCTTTCTGTTTCTGCCTTATATATCATTCCTTTAACAATATCTATAAGAACGAAATATAATTCAATTTTTTTAAAGTTCATATTTACCACCCTTTCTAAAACTATTAAGCAAATCATAGTCTCTAACTGCATATTTGCTTGCTATAAGTTTTTTGCCTGTTCCTTTTAATAAAGGAAAGTCTTTTGATTTGAATTTTTCTCTTGCTAAATTTTCACCTATTCCAACCCAATCAGCATAATCAAAATATGTTATAAAGTCTGGTAAATCTTCAAACTTAACTTTACTCTTTTTAACTTTCATAATTTCCTCCTTAGTTGAATTTTATTCAACTTTTTCCTTAAAAAAAAGTCGTACTGTTTCAAAGTATGAATCAACTGCTAAAGTGTCTAATGCTCTAGCTATTTCTTCTTGTGTGAAATAATACACACCATTAAGCTTATTCGTTAAAGCGTTTTCAGATATTCCCAAGTATTCTGCAAATGCTTTCTGTGTCTTGAATTTTTTGAATATTCTACACTTTAGTTCTTCATAGTCAAATTTTCTACCATTTGCACTTTTTATCATAATGTCTCCTTTCTGTTGAATTTTTTTCAACTTCTGGTTTGATTATATATATAATTATGTATGATGTCAATATATTTGTTGAATATATTTCAACTTTTTTTGACCCTATATATATAATTGTTGATTTTATTGAAACTTCATGTTATAATGCTTCATGAGGTGGTATAAAGTGGAATTAATAGATGAAATGAAAAACAGGTTACATTTAGCAATGACGAAACGTAACATTGCACAGGTTGACCTGTGCCAAAAAAGTGGAATTGAAAAGTCATTACTTAATAAATATTTAAAAGGAGTAGCAAAAGCGAAACAAGATAAGATAAGCAGTTTAGCAAAAGCACTTGATGTAAACGAAGTGTGGCTTATGGGTTATGATGTTCCTATGCAAAGAGATATTAAGAATCTCAGCATAAACGTTTATTCTTCTGTACATGCTGGTATACCTACTGAGATGATAGATACTATTGTAGATACAGAAGAAATAAATGCTGAAATGCTACTCAGTGATAAAGAATACTTTGGCCTCAAAGTTAAAGGTGACAGTATGGAACCTAAATACTTTGAGAACGATACTATAATAGTAGAAAAATGCAACGATGTTGAAAGTAATACAGATTGTGTAGTAGCCATCAATGGCAACGAAGCATTCTTAAAAAAACTGATTAAAGAAGATAACAAAATCATTTTACAAGCATATAACTTCAATTACCAACCAATAATAATAACTGCTCAAAAGATAACTATACTTGGAAAAGTAGTAGAAATCAGGAGAAAAGTATAATGTCTAGACGTGGTAACGGTGAAGGCACTATATACTTCTCACAGAAGTTAAATCGTTGGTGTGGTCAAGTTGTACTTGGTACTCAAGATAATGGTAAATTGAGAAGAAAATCCATATATGGTAAAACTAGAAAAGAAGTTAAAGATAAAATGCTTGAGTTACAAACTAAACCAGTTTTAGATAAAGATAAACATACCGTAGGTATGTTATGTAGGGAAATTATTGAAGATAAATTGCGTATGAATGAAATAAATGAAAATTCGTATAAAAGAGCGTTGTACACATTTGGTTATATAAATAATAGTTTCTTAGGAGATATTGAACTACAAAGTGTTACAACAAGAGATATCAAACTCTTTCTATCTTCAATTACAAAGTATTCTAATTCTGTAATTGATAAGATATATCAGTTACTTAATAAAGCCTTTAAGAGAGCAATAGATAGAAATATAATAATAAAGAATCCTATGGACTTTGAAGAAGTAAAAAAGCCTAAATCTAATAAACTAGATAGAAATGTAGTAAGCTTATCTGTTGAAGAAGAACTTAAATTTATTACTGCATTAAACGATGATAACAGCAAATACAAGCCTCTTCTATTGTTCATGTTATTTACTGGTGTAAGAATTGGTGAAGCATTAGCTCTTGAATGGAATGATATAGACTTTAAGAACTCAAAAATACATATAAGAAATTCACTTACTAGAGATAAAAATGATAAGGTTATAATAGGAGATAAAACTAAGACTAAAAACTCTGTTAGAGACCTTCAGATAACAACCAGGATAGGTCAAATTTTAGAGCAAATTTCAAAGGAATATAACTTGTTATTTCAAGATGAAAAAGGTCTTATTTCGCCTTCTCAGGTCAATTCTTATATAATAAGATTAAATAAAAGATATAAGATATCTCCAGAATTACATACTCATATGTTAAGACACACATATGCCACACGTTGTATTGAAGCTGGCATGAACATAAAAGTATTACAAAAGAACTTAGGACATGCTAAAATATCTACTACGTTAGACACATACGCTTCTGTTCTTTCAAAATTCCAAGAAGATGAGAATGAGAAAGTTGAAAACTACTTAAATAATATTGGGTTGCATTAAAATTGCATTAAGATATAAAAGAAAACTCCGTACAATAAAGCTGTACAGAGTTTTTTATTTGGCTGGGGTAGTTAGATTGTATGTTTTTAGTATGATTTCTAAAGTGCTTGTTATATCTAGCTTTTACTTGTAAATAAAGCGTTTGAAGATTTTTGTATTACATTTTATTACACTTCATAAATACTCATATTTTACTATTTTATTTCATAGTTGCATTAAAAATTGCATTAATTTTCGTCTGGTATTTTTGTGAAGTAAATGAATACTTTTCCTTCTTTGGCGTCTTCATCATTTATAAACGCATAAGACCATCTAGCATACATTTCTATATTCTCTTTGAATAAGTCTCTATAATCATTATATGCTGAATTCATTACTACCCAAAAATCAATATCTGTTACATCAGTATAGCCATATTGGTTTTTAACAGAAGTGGTTTGTTCTATAGTCCAATGTTGTCCTATCGGTTTCATAGAATTTACAATTTTTTCTGCCATTGTCCTATTTAGTTCATAACCATTCGCCATTGTATAAATACACGTAGCGTATTTTTCAAACGCCTCTTCGTCATAATCTTTTAGAGTGCAAATCACGTCTTCAAAAATATCTGACAACTTTTTCATATCTTCTATATTTCCATTAGATACTATCTTTGCGACATCTTCTCTTAAATTATACATTGCCTTTTACTACTATGCCCCTGTTGTTACTGGTGCTGTTACTGTGTATGAAGGTATTGGGTATGGTCTTATAGCATTTACTATGCTGTAACCAATGCCATTTGCTGTAATTGTATTTTGAGCATCTTGTAATCTGTCTCTTAAATCTTGGATTGTGTTAGCTGTAATTAAAGCTCTTGTTGCTTCTCCGTCTTCACGGATTGCTGTTCTAATTGCACAGCAACATTCGTCCATTTTAGCTTGTTGTTGTAAAGCTGTAGTTAATAGATTTGTATTAAGTTCATTTGTCTGTGTTAAAATATCTCTTTGAGTTTGACAGGCACTTAATTGTGAAGCATATCTATTCTCTAAAACTTGGTTTTGAATATTCATATCTCCAACTAAGACGTTAGTCTTAAGGTCACAGATATTGTCACTTAATCTACCAAATCCACTTGCTATAGCATTATTTGTGTTTTGGAATCCGTTGTTTAGGTTTGTATTAACGTCTTGTACGTCTCTTTGTGTGAATTGACTTGACACAAAGTCTGTTGTAGCAACATTATTCATTCCATTACCAAATCCAAATCCACCGTTATTGAAAATCATAGCAAAGATTAATAAAGCCCAAATGCCGTCTCCACCAAAACCACCAAAGCCACCTGTGTTAACAGGAAGGGTTGGAACAATTCCTGAACTTTCCATAGCGTTTCTCCTTTCTTTAAAATTATATATTTAATGCATTAAATATCTTTTAGAAGGTCGTCTGTTATACCAAATTGCTTTGCCTGTTCTTTAAAGGCTTGCATTGTCTTGTCATCGTACCCGCTTGTGAGCTTCTTTAAAAGGTCGTTAGGATTTACGCCACCTTGTCTTGCGTTTAGATACATCTTGTACATTTCGGGATTTGTTTGTTGTAACTTCCTCTCCCAAGTATAAAGATAATTGTCCGCCATTTGTTTCAATATATTCGTCACTTGAAGCTCCTCCTATCATTCTTTTAATTAATTTAATTTCTTTTAAAATATTCTTAATCGTTTCTGACATATTTTGTCTCCTTTGATAATATTGTAACAGTGTTTTACTAAGTAAACATGCCCATAAAACGACAAAAAGGCGACATACTCTTTCGAATAGTCGCCTTTTCTTATATAACCTTTAATATTTTGTTCTTTATTTTCTTTATTTCTCTATTAACTGTTCTCTCAGATATAAACATTCTAGAACTAATTGCCAATATAGATACACCTTTTCTTCTTAAATTTAATATATCTATTTGTCTATCAGTGAAATTACAATTTTCTATAAAATAATCATATTCAGACTTATTGAAGTCTAACCCTTTTAATTCTTTTAGGCTTATTTGATTTAAGCAATTGTGCCTTTTCAGGAAGCTTATGGGTTTTACTAAATGTCTTTTTAACTGTTTGTTTTGCATAAGTCATTTTCTTTCTCCTTAATTAATAGTTTGAGATATGTTGTCAGAATCTGTACTAGTTAATTCTTGTGTTGTTGTTTCAGATGATACATATTCAAATTGGCTTTCATAAATTAAGATGCCTACAAACATACTAATTATAACTACCATTTCTACAATAGCAATAATAAAAAGTCTCTTGTTTGAAGCTTTAATTTCTTTTAACATTTCGTATGCTAAACTATTTTCCATAAATACCTCCTATTTAGTTTTTAGATATAATGCTACTGCTTCAAAAACCAATCCTATTATTGTTCCAAGAACTAATCTTACAAGCCACCTTTTTGAATCTTCTTGCTCTTTTACTTTTTCTTCAACTTTTTCTATTCTTTCAGTATTAGCTTGTACATCTTTTTTTATCAAGTCATTTTTTAAATCACCATTACTAGAATTACCTTGTAATGTTGTCTTTATCTCACTTAAAGCTACTTTTATTTCAGCTAATGACTTATTAATGTTAATTTCCAAGTCCTTTACTTTATCTTCAAGTTTTTGTACCCTTTCTTCTAAATCTATCATTTTATCTCCCTATAATTTCTTTTCTATGTAATAATATTTAATTAAGAATTGTCTGTCTAGTACTTCAATTCCATAAGTGTCATTGTCAATTACTGCAAATATTGTACCACGTTGTATTACATTTCCTATTTTGTCTTTGTTAATAGGATTAACCATTGACTTTTCTAGTTCAAAGATATAACCATTACTTTCAACTCTATAATGTCTATCATCTGCATCTCCTAGAACTTTAACCTGAAATCTAGTTTGTACTACATCACCTACTTTGTATTTTGTTTCTCCGTATATTGCTTTTTGATTTTTAGGTCTTAATACACCAGCAAAGCCACTCTTATAGTTATGTTTTACTAGGTGCATTCTCTTAATAATCCAATTTTGGTCATATGAATAGAAGTATGATGTAGTACCTTCACCATTGCATACTGCTATATGGCCATATTTTCCATGTCTCTTGTCCCATACTGCAACATCGCCTTTTTGTGGTATAAATGTAGGAGTGTTTGGTATCTTAATGAAATTGTCTTTTAAATATGGTAATTCATTATATCTTCTCCAATATGCTTCTGCATTACCAATAGCTTGTGTTTTTAAACCTAAAACATGGTGAAAATACATTTTTGCTAAATCAACACATTGTACACCAGAGCCACCATCAAAGTCTGTAGATTTGCCATTAAACTTCTTTACAAACTCATCAAATGTCATATTTATTCCTCCTTTTCTAACATTTTGTTTTTGTATTTTACATTAGAAATTCCTAAAAGAGTTCCTAAGAATGTGTCTATCGTAGTAAGTGTTCCTACAATTTCTTCACCCATAGGAAATCCCCATATTTTAGACAAACCAAAATATAGAGAGGCTAGGGCAGGAATCAATACCAATGCAATCCACTTTAAAGTATCATATACACGATTACTCATATCTTTTTCCTCCTTTCTTAAATTAAAAAAAAATAGAGCCTAGCCATTTCTGGAGAAGCTCCGCAAAAGATATTTCTTTTTCCTTTATGAGTTAAATATATACACTCTTCCAGGTGTGGTTGATGTTATATTGTCTAATGCTATTCCATCTATTTTCCTTTCACCACTTGAAGTGTTAAAAAATTTAGTTGTTGGTATTATAACTCTTTTTATACACATGTCAATTCTATAATTGTTAGTAAGTTCTACAGATTCTAATTCTAAAAAGCCAAGTCCAGCACTACTTTTAAACATATTAATTGTGTCTGAAGACACCAACAGTATTTTGTTTGTGTCTATAGTTATTGGTATAGAACAGAAAGCCCCAGTGCCAGGATAATATGGAGAAACAGATGGTGAATAAAATCTAATTGATTGGCCACTATTTATTTTAATCAAAAAATATGCAAGCCTTTTTTGTGAATCATATCCAGAAGCGAAATATAAATCACTAGATATTTGACATATAGCTGGTTTTTGAAAGAAATTTGCATTACCAGGTGAATAAGTACTTGTAGATGTAATACTATTATCATTGTTAAGCGTAACAAATTTAAAAGACATACTGGTTGAAGTTGAAAGTGTTCCAAGCAATATGGTGTCAGAAGTATGTTTAATATAACAAACATTAGAGGCTGAGTTACTAGAACTATTAATTTTTGTCATTGTTCCAGCAGTTATTGCGTATCCACTAATAGTAACACCTGTGCCATATAGTGCATTTGAAGAACCACTATGTAGAATAATGGCTTTATTTGTGTCTACACACACAACATACATATAATTTGATGTGTTAGAAGAACTGTTTATTTGTACTTCGCTTCCAACAGTGTAATTGCCATTGTTATATTCAAAAATTCTTGCATATATATATGTAACAGTACCTTTTCTATATGTAATCATAAATTTGTTAGTATCTATCATATCGCAACCTAAAACATAACTATTGTGTGAATCATTTACAATTTCATAAGGTTCTTCATAAGTGATTGTATAATCATTTATATTTATAGGTATACATTTTATTGAAGTGCCATCATATTTATGAACGATAAAACCCTTTGTTTGTGATACTATGAAAAATTTAAAAAAATCATAATTAGAACGATTACTACTTCCTAATTGAATTGTTATCGCATTACCAGAAGTTATTGTATGATTAGATATTGATTCGACAATTAAATTAAAGTAAGCTCCGTTATTTGAATTATACATATATGAGCATGTTATAAATTTATTTGTAGTAATAAGTTTAGTATAATAATTGCCGCTAGAATAAAATTTTGCACCCAATTGCCCATAGCTATCTAGCTCAACAAAACTGTTTGCAGGTATAGATACCGCATAGTTTGTTGTGTCCATAGCATATAGTGTCTCAATCCTTCCATTAGATATTGTTGGCATAGTATCTGGTATGTTTGTTATTGCTGAAGCCATTTGTGCTACAGTATAAGTGTCTGAACTTCCATTTTTCCCTCTTATAGCATTGGCTATCGCTTGTATATTACTTTCTTCATATAATTTATTAGCCATTAATAGCTCACCCCATTTCCATTTAATGAATTTATATAATTATATACAGCCAATGCTGATGGGTACTGAGTATTTGTTGAACTTGAAGAAATACTTGTAACCTTATTTGATGTATTTTCTTTGCCAGATATATCTTGGTGAGCAGTTATTACTGTTCCTAAATCAATAGTTCCACTTGTTGTTATAGTTCCTTTTGTAGTATTATTCATTTTTATAGCTACGCTTGTTACTGTTCCAGTATTAGTTGTATAACCACTATCGTTTGTTAATTGGCTTACTTTTGTTGGTATTTTTGCTTTTATTTTTCCCCAAAAATATGTTAGGCCTGTCTTGTCTAAAAAATTATAACTCATAGAACTTTACCTCCTATGCTACTATTGTATCGATTTCTGCGTTTGTAATTGTTACCATTTCACTTGATTGAACATAACCACTTAAATCTACATCAGTTGTACCAATTTTTTCAAATTTACTTGTGCTGGCAATCCAAATATATTCATCATATATATTTGGAGCTGTTCCACTATTTGGTACTAAGTAAATTACACCAGCAACACCTGTAGTTGGTAGTGTTTGAACAATTTCGAAACTAAGTCCTGTAATACTTCCTATTGCGTCTTGTATAGTGTCATAAACACATTTTGCACTAGGATATTGAGTATCAGTACTAGATGAAGTCATAGATGTTACTTTGTTAGATTTTCTTTCATAAAATGCTTCTGCTGTTCCTTTACATATAATAAATTTATTGTCTGTATTTCCATATGTTGTTTCGTTTGTTGTTGGATTTCCTTTTATCGTTCCACTATCGATTGATAAACCATAGTTTGTATTTACTTTTACTGCTCCGCCTTTACTTCCAGTTGCGTAGTCTGTGCTTGATACAAGCTCTTTTCCTGTGATTATATTTTCAAGAGTGCCTTTAGAAATAATTATGTTGTTTTCTCCTGAACTATATTGTGAATATGTTTTGTCTGCACCGAAAACTGTTCCAGAGCCATTAATTGCTATTCCATAATTATCACTTATTTTTACTAATCCTGGTGTGCTTGATGTTGCTATGTCTGAATTAGTTATAAAACCACTATCATTTGTTAAATCACTTGTTTTTGTTGGTATTTCAGCGTCACAATCGAAACTTATTTTTATATGATTAGAAGATGTATCGCCTGATATGTTAATTCCAGTCCCACCAACAAATTCTATTTTGTCTTGTTTAGCCATCGCATTATATGTTGAACCGCCAATAGTAACTTTTCCATATGCATTTTGATTTACTTCAGCTCCACTTGCGATACCACTAAGTTTGTCTTTTTCTGTTGTTGTATAATCGTTTGTTGAAAGGCCTTTGCCTGTTACTTTATCTACCTTGTTGTTAAGTAACGCCTTTACTTTTGAATGATAATAGATTAATCCGTTATCGTCTAAATATTTGTAATTACTCATTTATTTTCTCCTTTACACTATTGAATTTATTAAATTTTCTATTTCTATGTTAGTTAAACTATTTACGTTTAAATCAGGAAGATTTTTATTGTTCTCCAATACAACATCATTTATACTTGGTTTGTTTATTAATTCTGTATATATAGTTGTGCCAGGGTCTCCTTTATCGCCTTTATCACCTTTGTCACCTTTTAATAGTGGTAATGAGGTATTAGTTGCGGCATTATTGCTTCTCATAGTAACGTTACCAATATTAACTCTGTCGTCTCCTACTACTATGTTGCCTATATTTACTCTTGGTTGTGGCATATTATACCTCCTTATTCGTTAGATAAAAATGTAGCTTCATTAGTTAATGTTAATTGACCAATTATTAAAGTTTTAACATATGAGCCTTCTTTTAATTGGACGTCATATCTATATTTTCCATAACTCATTGAAGCAGTATCTAAATGTGTTAATGTTAATGAACATATTCCATTTTCTACAGTTATTCCTGAAGTAGAATATCTCTTTTGTATAAGTGCTGTTTGTGTGTTAAAATTCTTTTTTACAGTAAAATAAATTTCTGTTTCTGCTGTTGGTACCAATGGCTCACCGTTTGCATCTGTCAGTGTAAAACTTATAGGGCAAGTGTCGCCTCTTGGAAATTCAATGTCGTATTCTAATGGTTCCATTTAATCTCCTTTCTTAATTTATTCTTACCCACATATAGACTGCTCTATAGCTAGGCGTTATATCTAATGTTATGGATTTGCTTACGACAGCTCCATTATTGTTGTTTTGAAATATGATACTTCCAGCTGTATAAGCAATACCGTTGCCAGCTCCACTATTTGCATCTATATTAGTTTTTAAATTGTGGTTATGTGAAAATGTCTTGCTCATACTTCCACCTGTGCCACTATATGAGCCACCTGCACCAATCAAGAATCTATCTTTTAGTAGTTCCCATTCTCCACCGAACAAGTCAGCAGGATTGGTGTTGTTTATATTCATATATATAGAGCCTATAGGGAAAGCTTTGTCTATGTCGAACGAGTGCTGTACTGCATCATTCAATCTGTCTAAATAATCGTATATGTTTTGAAATTGGTCACTGTCATATTTTTGTTGATTTTTCTCAGTCATTATTTGCTTTTGAGCTTTACTGACTTCTTGAGGTCTTTCGATATTCTCCATATTTCCTCCATATAAAAGAGAGTAGAAAAATCTACTCTCTATTTAATGTATTTATTAAACCAAACTACTTCATTTTTACCTTTTTTACTGTAATTAATTCCAACAAATTTCTGATTTATTGAATCGTAGAATTCATTGTATTCTTCATTATTTAATCTATTTGCGTAACTATCAAGTAGTTCTCTTTCATAATTTGTAATGCTTGGGAAACTATTAGTAACTTTAATATATGCTTTTTGTGCTGGAGTCCAATCACTTGTATCAATAAACTGTTGAATTTTTTCTTGCTTACTGTTTTTAACATATGAGTTCTTATTATCATATTTGCCTTGCTTTTTATCTGCTGTAAACTCTTTTGTCATATATTGCAAGTAAGTATTAATATATTTAGAGTCACCTTTTCCAAGTCCTTTAAGTGTATTGTATTTCTTGATGTTTGCTTTAGAACCAGTAACAGATAAGAATAGTTTTTCACGTTCTTCTGTGCTATATTTCTTATTTAGTAATATCTTTGCCTTATCGCTTTGGTCTATTCTTTCTGCCTCTTCTTGTTCTACAACAGATTGTAACAATTTTGGTACTTCTTTAGGTTTTCTAGATTCTTTCAATTTAGATAAATCTTCTTGATATTTTAACCATGTATCAAATTGTACATCATGTTCAATCATTTTATCTACTTGTTCTGCGTTTGGAATACTAATATTTTCATTCTTGTTAATCTTATTATAGTTTTTAATATATTCAGTTTTTGTTGTAAGTCCACTATCTATTAACTCTTTAGCATTCTCTAGTTGTTTGTCTGATATTACATACTCTTTGTATAGTTCCCATTTATCACTTGAGTTTAGATTCATAGAATTTATAGTCTTAATTTTGTCTTCTTTTTTAGGTGAGTCTATAATTTTCTTGTAATCTTTAAAGTCAACATTTTCTAGTTTATTATATACTTTAGCTTGGTCTACTGTTATTGTTCTATAGTCGTCGTTTTGATATTCTTTGTAAGAAGGCATATTACTTCTACCAAACAATAATGCTTGTGCTACTCTAACTGGTTTTTTGTCTTTATCTTGTACTGGGTATCTCATTCTACCATCTTCTCTATAATTAGCACCCTCTTTATATGTTTTTATAGTATCAAATGTTCTTTTAGCCTGAGTTCCACCAGTAGGTAATACAACATTAAATATTAGTGTTCCAGCAGTACCTTTTGCTCTTTCTTTTAAAGCCTTTTCTGCTTCTTGTTTTTCTTCTGGTGTTTCTGCTGTTGCATAATCTAACGCTGCTTTACCAGTATCTTTAATATCGCCTATAACACTTTCACCAACACTAGCAACTGGGACTCTTGCATTGCTTGAAAAAGCATTAAAGAATGGTAGCATTGTTATGAATTCTTGAGTAGCGTCTGATACATTTTCTGATACCTTTTTATCATTCTTATGATAATTTAAACCGAATATTTGCTCAAACATTTTAACAGCTGGGTTTTTGTCTTCATCTTCGTCATCATCATCTTTGTCATAACCAAGAGCTGTTTTAATAACTTGTATTATATCAAATGCAGGCCTGCCTCCAAGAGTAGCCTCATATATGTTATTAAACATATTTTCCATTATAGCTAGTTCAATAACATTAGCGGCCATTAATGAATTGGCTGCTAGTTTTGATTTACCATATTCTGTTTGTTCTCTATAACTTCTCTCTGCTAAGTCGTGTGTAAATACATCTATTTGGTTATTAACTTCTAATTGGAAGTCTGTTAAAAGTCCTAATGCTTTTGTATTAAATGCATTAGGTTTCATACCTCTTGACCTTTCAGCTAGAACCCTTGAAGCAAAATCATCAGCAATTTGCATAGAATAATCACTTAGTCCATCATAATCAACATTTCCATTTTTATCTGTAAATCTTTCTTTGAACTTGTGTAGTCCTTCATCATATTTAGCTCTTATTATAAACTCAGTTGCAATTCTGTCTGACAAATTCATTTGGAAAGAACCAACTTTTCTAACATTGTCTTTGAATTTACCATAGCCAGTTTTAGACGCAACCCAGTTCTCACCTTGCCTTCTAGCCCAAGTATCACTTTTAGCTAATGTGCCGTCATCTGATTTATTTATAACTCTGCTTATCATTTGAGCAATTGCTCTCATATCAGAATCGGCTCTTGTTTGAGCTGCTGCAATTGAACTAGATATAAAGTTCGTGAACGGAGTTTTTTGATTTAATCCAACTAAATTTGATGAAACTCTATCTCTTATAATGTCTACGCCATCTAATAAGTTACCTGTATATTTTCTAACACTTTGGTCTACATCAGATTCCTTACCAGATAATATATTGACATATTCATCTAACCAATTAATATAATCATTAAATGTTCCTTTACTCTCTAACCTTTTTTGCATTTGCTCTTTTGTTAGACTTTTTATTCCAATTAAGTCTGTGTCTTCAGTTATGTCTTCTTGCATAGAATATTGTCTTAATAATTGCTCAAATGCTCTTAATGTTTGTATATCTTCTGTTAGGCATAACACGTTTGTTGTGTTTCTCATATATGATTTAATAGCTGTTATTGCATCATTACCAGTTATATTTGTGTGTCTTTGTTGAGCAGATGGTAATGATGTTCTTTCAGTTTCTACACCTTCAAAACCAATTAAGTCGTTGTGATTTTCAGAGATTTCTCTAGCTATTCCAAGTAAGTAATCGGAATTATTTTGTTGACTTGCTTCTTTGCTAGTAAGTCTTGCCATATATTCAGAAACTGCGTCATTAAACTCATTATAGTGAGTAATATAGTTTTCTCTGTATTCTATTTTAGGGAATCCGTGTTCTTCTAATAAAACATTTAATTCATTAAAACGATTATTAAACATTTGCCTTGCTCGTTTTTGGGCATTTAATATTGTCCCTAGCCTCTTGCTGTCACCATTCAAATCTTTTAATGCTTGTGCTTTATCGTAATTTCTTATTGTGTTTCCTTCTTTGTCGTATTCCTTACCTTCAATTAATTTAAATAATACTTTTGCATCCTCAGAGCCTTCTTTTATGCCAAAATTATCGTCAATTTCTTTATATGTTGCATTATTGATTCTTACAATATCAGCTAAATGTTTTTGAAGAGGTCTTATTGTTGCGTCATTTACTACCTTGCCCATTTTTTGTCCAAATACTTTTTCATTAACTCTTATAGGAGTTGATAAAGCTAATGATGAAGCCCTAAGTGACTTAAGACCTTTTTGAACATTTTTTAAATCAAATATATTAATGTCTTTTAAATTTTTATTTATTAGCTCTTTTCTAAGGTTTCTTTGTTTTTTATTAAGTTGAGCTATTGTCTCTGAAGAATGTATTGTAGCAGAATCAAATTCTGACGGTCTATCATATTTTACTCCAACATCATTATATAGAGCTTTTTTTAACTTTTCGTCTAAGTATTTTATATAATTATATGTTTCTTGTGCTCTTGTTATGTTAGGTTTAAGTTTTCCAGAACCACGATTTGCAGTACCATTTGCTTTAGAAAAGCCTTTTACTGTTGATATTACGTTTAACACACCCATGTCATCTAGTATCTTTTGTTTGTCTTCTATTGTTTTTTGTATGTCTTTTTCGTAATCTTTATTGTATAGCATTTCATCAGTTATATAGTCTGTTCCTTGTAGTGATTCTAATATTCTTTCACCATAGTTAATGCCTTTATCAACAGCCTCTTCATATGAAGGCCTTTTGTATAAATACGCTTCGTTATTTTTCTTTAATTCTTTGTATTGTTCTTTATCAAAACCAACATGGGTTCTTGCACGATTAACAACATTTTCGCTTATATTAAGTCTCTTAGCTAATGCTTGGTCTGGATTTAGTGTTTCATTTAATTCTTCTTCAGAAAGAACTTCATTATTATATTCGTTTTCTGAAGTATAATCTGCGTCACTTAGTATCTCGTTATCAGCTTTGCTTTCTGACATAAAATCAGGGTCGTTTAGTAATTCATTTATGAAGTCTATATCGCCTAATATTTCGTCTTCCATTTCTTGCTGTTCTTCATCTATTACTAGTTTGTTTCTTTCTTCTTTTCTTTCTTGCTTTACTTCTTCTACGACTTCTTTTGTTGTTTTATTTTCGTCAATATCTTCTTCTAATTGTATTCCTTTTTCGTCTAATGTTTTTTCTTTTTCTATTAAGCTTTCATTTCGTTTGTCTTTTTCATTTTTATTTGCCTTTATCTTTTCATCTTGTTCTGCTATCAAACGTTTTGTTTCTTCATCTTGATTTAGTAAAAGACTTTTAACACTCTTACCAGTTTTGTCTCTATACTCATTATACTTATTTTTGATTTCTCTTATATCTGCTCTTTTTCTTTTTTCTTCGTCTGTTTTTGGTATATAATATTCAGTGATAAATTTGTATACATCATCAAATGAATATTTTTCTAATAACTTTCCGTTTTCATCCTTTGTATCAAGGAAGTTTTTGTTAAATTCTCTATTGAATCTCTTTCTGCCATATCTTGCATTTTCTGAATCATCTAGATTATCAAGGAAGTTCTTTACAAAAGTTATTTTTTGTTCTCTAGAATAATTAACGTCTGTATTATCATCAAAACCGTTATAATTACTTTCATTGTTTTCTAATTCATCTAGTTTTTTATATCTTCTGTTTCTTTCTGCTTCTTCGTCTTGAATTTGTTTTTCAGTTTCTCTAACAAATGTTGTATTATCTACATCAAGTAATTTATTCTTTTCTGCCTTTGCTCTTTTTTCTTTTTGCAATGCTTTGTAATCATCACTGTTAGTTACACCGTTGTCAAACCTTGTAGTTTTAACTTCTGAATTAAGTTTAGCTCTTTCTGACTTAATCGCTTTATACATCTCAGATGTATCCATCTTTCTTAGCTCAGGAGCTTCGATATTGTTCCTATAAGCATATTTAAGTAATAGTTCTGATTGTTCTTGGTTAAGTCTTCTTGTTGCACCAAATTCTGATACTATTCTAGAAACAGCATCTTTTTGGCTTTTACTTAATTTAGATTCAATTTTTTCTGGTAATGTACTTCTTTTTTCTTCTTTTACTTCTGTATTTTTATTTTCATCAATGATAGACAATCTGTCACTTATCTTTTCCTCTAACTTAGACATTCTATTTTTTTCTTGAGCAGATAGCTCAACGTGTTGTGACTTGTCTAATAGAGTAGTATACTCTTTATATTCTGCTTCTCTTTCTTTTTCCCATTTAGCGGGTCTATGTTTTTCTTCTTTAACTGCATTTTGTTCATTGTACTTTTGAACATTTTCGTCCATAAGTTTTTCTTTTTGCTCTGCTGTTAAGTTTTTGAAATCTTCTACACTTAGTGCTTTATCTATTGCATTCTTTTTTATATGTTTTATCTGTTCTCTGTTTATATTGTTGTCTACTACATAATCAAAGATTGCGTCTGTTAATTTCTTTATCTCTTCTTTATTTTTTTGTTCTTTTGCTCTTTCTCTTTCGGTTCCTTTAGTTATTTTTTCTAATATTTTTTTAGCTTTTCCACTATCTTCGCCTTTAGGCTTTATTAATAATCCTTTGCTTTGTTCTGATTTTATTGTCTCTCTCTTAGTTTCTTCGTTTTCATTTTGAATAGGAGCACCAGAAATTTCTCTTATTTTCTTATCACTCATCTTGCTTAATTCTTCAGCTGTAATATTATTTTCATAAGCATAAGATTGCAAATTTTGAGAAGCCTCTCCTGAAAAATTGTCATGTTCAAGACTGTATTGTGCAGTAAAGTTTGCTACATCTTTTCTTTGCTTTTGATTTAATTCTTTTTGCTCTGTTTTTTTCTCATCTTGTTGTATTTCTTCTATATTTTTTGTTTCAGCGTTTTTTTGTTCCGTTTGAGTAATTTGTTGTTCGTTTTCTAAAATTGGCTTATTTTCGATTGTCGTGCTTTGTTTTTCTTCTGGTTTTGTTTTTTCTACAACTTTTTCTTCATTTTTACTTTTTGCTTTTTGTATATCTTCTTTTTGAGTTTGTAAATCTGAATCAATATTATTTTGCTTTGTTATATCATAATCTTCAACATACTTTTTTAAACTATTCTTTTCTTCAGTAGTTAAATCTGTAGCAGAATCTATTGATTTTTTTAATTCATTTTTAACAACATCACTATATAATTCGTTTGCACCAGAATCACCACCAGAAAGTGTTGTCACAGTATTAGATAATTCTGTACTTAGTATTGTTTGAAATACTGTTTGTTTAAAATCTTCTACTGTATATTCAGCATTAGGGTCTATTGTTGCCCTGTCAAATAGCATATTTACATAGTCTGTTCCAACCTCTTCACCAATTTCACCAACATTTCCAAATATTTTATTCATTACTGTTACATATGCTCTTTGTGCTTCTCTTCCACTTATTTTGCTAGCTTTATTTTTGATGATTCCATCTGTTATATCGTCTAAGCTTCCTCTTCCAAATACGTTTAAACCACCAGATGCTGCTTCAAATGCAGTCTCTATGGTTCCAACTCTATTTGAAACTTCTGCTATTGTTTCTAAATCGTAGCCTTGCTTATATAATTCATATGCTTTTCCACCAGAGCTAGATAAGTATAATGGCAAATAACCAGTTCCTGTTGCAGTTCCAATAGTACCAGTTGTTAATGAACCAAATGATGAATTTACTGCTGAACCGATTCCTTGCATTGTCTCACTTTGTTTAGCTCTTTCTTGCTTTATTCCTTCATCTAAGAAGTCAAATGGTTTAGAAAAATCATCTAACTCCTTTAATGTTTTTGAACCATATTCTCTATCTATTGAGCCTCTCAATTGTACTGATTTATTATACATATCAATTATAGGAATCATATCTTTAGATTCTAGCATTCCACTTTGACTTGTTGCAATAATTTTATCAAATACAGATTTACTGTCATTATTCCATATTTTGTCTAATTTTTTTCTTTCTTCTGAATTTTTATCAAAATAATTTGCAATAGTTTTTGACATATTCATAATAAATCCAGCAGGATTTGCTACATTAGAAACAGATTCAGCATATTCTAAGAATGTTTGTCCAATACTCTTATCTGAGCCCTTTATTGCTTGTCTAGCTCTTTCTAGTAAATGCCCTTTTCCAATATTGCCAAGCGTTGAAGCAACACCATGTCCAGCTTCTTCTGATAAGTATTCAATGCCTCTTGCTACATCACCAACTTTAGAACTATTTATACGAGACTTTAATGCCTCAGTTTTAGTTATTTTCTTTATTGGCTCTGTTTGATTTTTTATTTCTCTTATCTTACCATTAGTGTAATATTCGTCTTGCCTTTCATGTAATGCTTCACCATATGCATTAGCACTTTCTACATTATCGAACGCACCTAAATATTCACCTGTTTCATAGAAGTGTTTTTCAGCCTCTTCGTCAGAAACTTGTTTTCCATCTATTACAGTTGGTATTACAAATTCAAGCCTTTTACCATCAACTTCTACAGAGATACCTATAGAGTTTTCTGTTGAAATTCTTCCATCTTCATTATATTTAACTTTTCTATTATTTAAGTCTATATTACCAGATACACCACCATAGTCTTCAGCAAAGCCATTATATGACTCTTTCTTTGTTGGTGTTTTTGCTGCTTCTAGTAACATATTACTGTTTTTATTTATAGTTGTGTCTTGTTTTTTAACACTTGCTAAAGAAGGTGATGTATTCATTTGTAAGTTTTGTGTTTGTAAATTCTGTTCTGTTAATTCTTTTACTCTGTTATTAAATTGCTGTTGATTTTTCATTTGCTGAACGTTTACTGCGTTCGATGTCTTATTTGTACTTACAATAGGTGATTGAGTTTTTTCTTGCTCTTTTAATTTCTTTTTTGTTTGTTCGTCTGCATAATTTCTCCAAGACATATTTTATATCTCCATCTCTTAAAATGTTGCATGACTCCATGCATAACCATTGTTTAATTTTCTTTGTAATTCGTCTGCCTCTTGTTCTGTTATTCTTCCGTTTTTCACTTCTAGAGCTATTTTCTTTTCTACATCAGAATAATTGTCATATCTGTTTAATGCTGAGTTACTTATTGCAGTATTTAAAGTGTTATATGTTACGTTTGAACTAGTTTGCACAGGTTTATTCTTGTTTATTGTTTTTGAGTATATCGTATTGCTGTCAACTCCATTGTTTCGTTGTGTTGTTCTATTTGCAAATCTATTAACGTCTTGTGCCAAAGCTATTGCTTTATCTAATGCTTTATTTCCAGTATTTGTTTTTATATTCTTGCCACTTAGAAGTTTATTTAGTGCATTCTTTACTACGTTGCCTGTAGCTTTTGTAACTTGTTTTCCTGTAGGTTGTGTAGGAGTAGTTCTAGTAGTTGGACCACTTACACCACCATAGCTTCTTCTAGACTTGTTAGGAATTTTGGAGCTGCATTAACCTTAATTGGTAGTCTCTGTCACTATTAGCTTGTGACATTTCTAACTGCCTCTTCTGCAACTCAAATTCAGCTGCCCAATGCTCATCAGCAACTTGGTCTCTATATAGAGTATATCTTGTTTGATACATATTCATTGCCATTTGCATTTTTTGCTGATATATATTTGCTAAGTTCTGTGCTTTTTGTATGTCTGCATCAAAATATGCTTGATTCATTTGTTGGTCTAGCACAGCTTTTTCTCTATTCATTTCATTCATTAAGCTAGTAACATTGTTTTGATAATTGTTATAAAGATTAACTCTACTAGATTCAGCATAACCACTATTGGCTAAACCTTGAGAAGCTAAAGCTTCTGCATTTGCTCCATATTGATTTTGTTCTTTTTGATAGTTAGTATATAAGGCTCTAGCATTCTTTTCTGCTTCTTGTTGATATTGCTGCTTTTCAAAATCAACTTGTGACTGCATTTTTTGTACACCAGTATCAACAATTTGGTCGTTTAACTTTTGTTGTTGGTCTAAATATTCGTTCTGTTGTGTCTCTAATCTATCAATAGCTGATTGAGTTCCTATACCATTTGTTTGGTCTGCCATTCTTCTGCTCCTTTCTAACTAATCTTTATGTAAAAAGCTCTTATTGTATAATTATGTGTTCTTATTCTACCTATTTGTCCTGAGCCTGTATGTACTACTATTTTGCCTGTATCTGGTCTATAGAAAGGTTGATGTGGCTCGTCTTTTTTAGCATCGTCACCGTCACTTGTGAATCTAGTCCAGTTTGCTGTTAAATACTGATAGCCACTTGGTATTGAAGGTGTTAAACTAAAGACGTGCTCGCCGTCTCCTAGGCTATATGAACCGCTAAAGTCTTGTGTCTTTATCTGTGATACTTTCCCTGCTATTGTGCTTATTTGGGAAGTCATAGTATTAAGCTGACCATTTACATTATTTTGAAGAGTTGTCATTTCTCCTTCAAGCTCAGTTTTCAAGTCAGCCATTTCTTCTCTTATTCCTGTAAGAGCTGTATCTATTGTTGTTTGTATCGTTGTTTCTATATTTGTTTCAAATGTGGTTAAGTCAGGTATTAAAATGTTATTAATGTAGTCTTTAATAACATTTCCGGCTTTATCAAATTCTCTTTTTAAAGCTTGAGTTTCCATTGCAGGTCTATCTGGTAACGAACTGATAAAGTTTAAGTTAGTTTCTAACTGTTGCATTTTTCCTCCTATCTCTTAGCATAACCACCAAGGAAATTCTCAATTTCCACTAGTGCTATACCAAATGGTTTATCTATATTTTTGTGAACTATTTCTCCGTCCACCTCTTCTGTTTCATCATCTAAATAGAATTTAAGCTGTAAGTCTATGAACTTCTTCTTTTTTAATCTGAATACTATATATGAATAATCTAAAGAATCAAATGTAAAGTTTGCAAAGTCGAGTGTTCCTCCATCTTGATATGTTACAAAACTAAATCCATTTAATGAAGCTTCTTTTACTAATGTCCAATCAGCTTCTTTGTTAGTCTTTGTTGCTATCTTTATTCTTCCGTTTTGGATGTTCTTTATTCTTACTATAGCTCCTCTTTTATTTGTTTTCTTATAATGGTTTGGATTATTGAAGTAGTCTCTTGGAGTAGTCCAATATGCTTCAATCATTTGTCCATCATCGTTAGTTCCTCCTACTACATAAACTGTTCCTTCGTCTGTGCCAAAATATAGTGTACCTAAAACTTCTCTAAAACAAGTTATATTTACAGGTAATTCCCAATAGTACCACTCAAATTCTCGTCCACCTGTATTGCCTTTAAAACCTGCTCTTGAGTCTGCTAAGTATATGTGTTTGTCTATTGCTACTAACATAAATCCCTTGTATTCACACACTTTTAAGAATTGATAGTTTGACTCATTTATCATTCTTGCGTCTACCATTGAAGAGGCATGTGTTACGCTTTGCTCATATTGAATTGAACCTGACATCATTTCTAGTCCTTGTCTTGAGAAAAAAACAATGTTATCTTTGAAGTTCATTCCTTTTGAGTAGCAACCTATTGATACGTTGCCTTGTGATACAGGGTATACTCTACCGTAATTTGTATCTAGGTTAGGTTGCATATAAAAGATTGTATCTTTGTTTTGGTCATCTCTTTTAAATACCCATAGTACGTTGTTACCAACTACTAACGTTTTTACTTCGTTGTCGTTATTTCCACACTCATAGTAATCTAAGTCACTGCAATATGCTGGGTTATTCAAGCTAGAATGGAATACTCCGTTAGGAAAATCAGGGTTTCCACTAAAGAATATCCTGTTGTCAAATACAGTTGCTATTCTACAATTTGATATTCTTTCTGAGTATCCATCAACGGTTCTAGAGAAAGTAATATATACATTGTCATAGTCAATATAACTTGGAGCAACAGGTGCTGTAGTAAATGTTACTTTGCCAAGAGTTAAGTCTACTGTATATGCAGAAGTAACAACTCCGTCTATTTTTACCTCATCAACAGAGTCTATTTCTGTAGAATCTAAAAAGAACTCTGTACTTGTTCCATCTCCTCTAAATCTATTTATTCTTTGTGGTGTAAGTAAATTTACGTCTTCGTATGTTTTTCCACCACCAGAAGGCCTTCTTCCAATTGATGTAGTTGGTATATAAGCATGCTCTGATACAGGAGTTACCTCTATGCCATCATATTGTAAGTAGTTTGTTCCATCGTTTATATAAAGATTGTCACTAAACATATACATGTTAGACTCTTCATCTGCCATACCAGAGTATAATAATGTTTTAGACTCGCCATCTAGAGAACCTAGATATAGTTTTGTGCCACAATGTACAATTAGTCTGTCACGTGTATATATGAAAATACCATTTATATTTTCGCCTTCGTCAAAGTTTTGAACTAACTTATAGCCTGGTCTTGTTTCTATAATGTTTGACTCTGAGTTATCATAAGACTTCCATACATTTAAGCAGTCTGGTGAACGTGAATAATTTACTAGTGGAGCTGGATTTAATAAATCTATACCTTTGAAATCAGCATAAATTCTTTTCATTGAATCTCCAATATTTGCCATTAATCAAATACTCCTTCCGTTACATTTGCACTTGCTCCAAACTTCTTATAGTTAATTGATTGCATCATTCTTTGAAGTGTTCTCTCAAATGCTGTCCAATCTTGCCCTGGGTCTGTTTTAAATAAATCTGATGCCACTAAGTATGGAAGTATTGTCTGTAAATTTTGAGGTATTTCAAGTTCAAAATCATCAGGTGTTGTTTCATCAATCATTGTTAAGTATGGAATATACTCAATAACATAAGTTAAATCACTAGCATTGCTTAAGTATAAATAGTCGCCTAATATTCTGAAATTACCATCTGATACTGGATTGTTGTACTCATCTAGTACAGATATAGATAATATCTTTTTACAGTCAGGCATTTTAACTCTTTCATAACCTTGCTGTTCAGTATACTTACTAACTTGTACTTCTTTAAGTTTTGGCTCAGTTCTATAATTAGACAATTCTTCATATGGTGCAGCATAAAGAAGAGCACACTTAATTTGTATGTCTTCGTCATCTGTGAAGAAATTGTTGTCTGGTGCGTATTCATCGCACAAAGCCATAAATAACTTCTTATTTTCTCCGTAAGTCATATGTTGTTTACTCCTTTAAATATTTAATACTCTCTTCGATTTCCTCTAAAGATTGGAAACCTTGTTCTGCAACTATATAACCAGTACCTTCTTCCCAAATTAAAACAGTACCTACAGGCAATACATAAGTGATTTTTGATTCCTCTCTCATTGCTCTTAAATCATCAATCTTTTGCTCATATTTAATTTCTGTTGTAAATATTGCTGCTCCAGTTCTTTTGTCAATCTTAATTGTTTGTTGTACTATTTTGTTTTGTGTTCCGTCTTCACTATTTACTGCGAATTCATCTTCAATATCTGTATTCTCTGTAATAGTTAATGCTAAGAATGGTCTCCAGTTTGGAGTTAAGAACATTCTTTCCAATTTCTTTTGTTTTTTGTTTTTATCTATTTTCATAACATTTCCTCCTTTGGTCGAAATAGCTAGAATCGAACTAACAGCCCATGCTCCCAAAACACGTGTGTTACCATTACACCATATCTCGATAAAAAAATAAGGGGTATAAAAACCCCTTATTCTATCTTGTTAAGAATGTTGAATCAGCTTCTGTAGTTGTTTCTAAGACTGCGAATATTTCTTCTGGTCTTACAACAACACCACCGTATACATATAATCCTTTGAAATATGTTCCAAAGCCTTTTTCTTTATCTGTTTTAGCAACTTTGTCTAATTGCTCAGCGAAAGCGAATGCTTTACCTGTTCTTAAGAAGTTGTATTTAACTCCATTAGCTACTGGTAATCTGTTCTCAATGCAAACATTTACATTGTTATATTTACCAATTATTCCTCTCTTCATTAAGTCTAAGTTTTGAGTTGCTAATTCTGTTAAATAGATTCTTAATTCTGAGAACATCTTTGGAGAAACTTCTCCCCAGATTTCTGTTGATACAGGTACGTTGTTTGAATATAGATGTACTAATCCTTCTTCGATAGCTTTTAATACGTTCTTTTCATTTGGTGTAATAGCTGCTGCTGATTTACCAATTGTAGAACCAGTAGCTGTAACTGCTTGATATAATCTTGCAGATACGAATTCATCAGCGTCTAATGCTAATACTTTAGCTGTTTCAGCCATATCTTGTTCTACAGCTCCAGGAATAGCTTGTTTTGCATCTATATCGTCATAATATTTACCGAAGTATCTTTGTTGGTCAATTACTAACTCAACTTCTGTTCCGTTTACTTCATCAAATGTGATGTCTACACCTTGTGTGTAGTTTCTAATTTGTGTATCACCTAACTTAGTGATATGTAATCTTGTTCCATATTTAATTTCTTGTGCGAATGAATAATCGCTATGTTTTCTCATTCCTGTGATTACTTCTAATTCTTTTAATATAGTCTTAGACCATAATTCAGGTTTGAATACTAATAATGCTTCTGCCATTTTAAAATCTCTCCTTTTTTATTTAAGAGACTATTTACGGTAGTTGTGTCTAATTGTCCTCATAGCTTTTTCATAAATCTTTGGGTCATCAAGGTCTTTGCTTGTTAGTGCATTAAACTCATCTACTGAGAAAAACTCATCAGTTTGTTTAGATTTTGTGTCTTTTAAACTTCCTGCACTAAAAGGTTTCTCTTCTTTTACTCCACTAACCTTTTCATACATGTCATACACTTCTGAAATAGGTGTGTCTTTTGAGAACTTCTTTTCAAAGGTTTTGAAGTCTTCTGAGTTTACTACTGTTTCGTCTAGTCCCTTTTCTTTAATTTCTTTTTTTCTTTTTGCTTCAGTCTTCTTAGAATCAAGGCTAGATTTTAATTCTGCATAAGTTTCTTCTTCACGTTCCGTTCTCGTACGACTCGCTAAACGGTTAAATTCACTCTCTACAAAATCGTCGTCACCTACATCTAAGATTTCTTTTGCATCATGTTTTCCTAGAACTTTTGCGTCATTTTTGTTAGTTCTAGTTCTTTGTACAGTTACTCCGTATTGCTCTTCTGACATGTCTAGCAAGTCATCTATGGTTTCTCTTCCTGTTTGTTCTTTTAAAACATCAATTAATTGGTCTTTTTTGAAGTTTTCATCTTCGTAGATTTTCATTTTTCTATCTACTTCTTTACCAAGTCTTTTTTGGAAGCCGCTCTCCCATTTTGCTTTCATGTCATCAATTTCAGCTTGAGTATAAGTTTTCTCTTTTACTTCCTCTTGCTGAGTATCTGTAGATTCTGTATCTACTGATAAGTCCTTTTCTTCGTTCATATTGTCTCCTCTCAATTTAAAGTCTCCCGACTATTACATCAATTTTAGTTCTCCCGAACATGGCGTTAGCTAAAGGATTCGAACCTTTGTGTCATCTCGACCTAACTGTTTAGCAAACAGTCCTCTTCAGCCACTTGAGTAAGCTAACATATAAAAGTGAGGGCAAGGAAAATTACAAAAACTTGCCCTCTTCTCTATCTTAAGGAGGTGTTATGAACTTGTGGCCTCATCTTGAGCTTCTGAAGCCACAGATTCTCTTATCTCCTGTATAGTTTTTTCTTCAGTTAGTCCACATCTTGGACATTTGAATTTAAGCTTCTGCTTGTCCTCCGAAAGTTGAAAAACTCTCATTTCCACCTTCTGACACATCCTGCATTTCATTACCGTAACCTCCCATCATTTGTCCTTCATTTTCCATTACAGCTTGTTGCATAGCTCCTTGCATTGCGTTCATTCTTTGTTGTATCTTAGCTATTTCTGCTTTAGCTTCTTTACGTTTCTGAATTATTACTTCTAGTATTGGTTTTGGCATTGCAGAGCCTTCTGGTAATGAACTTACATATTCTTCAAAGTTGATTATTCCTTTTAATAATAAGTTCTCTAAAGATAATTCTTGAGCATATCTGTCATATGCTGTTGTTGGAGTTATATCTATCTTGATGTCTAAGTCCATCTTCTCTAATTCACGTTTGCTTATAGAGAATGGCTCATCATAAGACTCTACATTTCCAAGTTCATTGTATTGCTCTACTGTTCTGTGCAAGTTTAATCCCTTTAAGAAATAAACCTTTATTAGCTCAAACATTACTCTTGCACAATCTTCTAAGAAATACTTGTAGTTTTCTAATTGTTCATTTAAAGGTTGTTGAGCAGCTTGTTGTATAGCTAAGATAGCTTTACCAGAACTTCTTTCTGGGTCTATCTGACCTGTTGCAGTATCACCAGCACCAGCTAACTGTCTTGTATTTATCATCAAATCGTTCTGTAAGTTATAAGCATCAGGACTTATCATAGCTGGGTTTAGATAATTAGCTATAGTTCTTACATCGTCAGCTTTCATTCCATTTACTTCTATTGTTGCTCCGACTTGTGATAATGCTTCTCTATTCTTTATGAAATCACTTGCTACTACTAACTTAGGATAAGCACCTAATTTTACTGCTATAGCACGTCTTGTAGCTGTCTTATTTAACTCTCTTTGGTTATCTATTAAGCCTCTTATTTCACTTACGCCTCTTGCATAACCTTTTTCTTCTTCCCATACAAAGTGAGCAAATGGATACATTTCACACTTTGTTGACTGTGGAGCTATTAAGTCACAAGTCTTTGTTGACTCAGATACCCATACTTTACCATCAGACATTCTTTCAAATCTCATTATTACCAAACACATAGGAGATACTTCTTGTTGCATGAAATCTTTTCCTTGTTGTTCTTCATAATCAAGGTCTGATATAATTGAGTTTATTTCTTCATCAGTTAGATTATTTAAGCCTTTTTCTCTATAGTCTCTTGCTTTCTGTTTTATCTCTTTAATAGGCTTACGATATGTTACTAATATATATGGTTGTTCTTGTATGTCTGAACTGTTTTCATTGCCATAGTAAATATTATTCTTGTCTATCTCTTCAGATAATATCGTGTTATCTTCTACATAGAAATAGATTATTCCTTCAGAGTTTATACATGCGTTCTTTACTATTGCTCTTACAGTTTTACCACTTTGAGACTTTTCCCATGCTTTATTTACAAATTGGCTTAGTCCTTCAGTAACATCTTTGATTCTTTGTAAGTCTTCTCTATCTTGTGCTCCATTAGGATTGAATACAATTTCAAAAGAGTTCTGATTGATAATTCCTAATTTATATTTAACAATTGGTTTGATTATATTCATTGTTATCGGCTCAGCTTGAGATTTAGGCTTTTGAATTCCTTCCCATTGTCTACCATGATAATAATCATAGTTCTCTTTGCCTTCAGAGTACATGTTTAGACGTCTATTGTAGTTACGGCCAATCTCATACAAGTCCCAAGTAGCTGTGGTTTTAAATTCTTCTTTGTCCATTATTCTCCAAATTCTCCATTATAATCATTAATTTTTTTAATCCAATTCTCTATCTCTTCTAGTTCTTTTTCTTCTTCAGCTATTTCTCTATGTTCTTGTATTATTCTTTTAGGAGATTTGATGTCAGGAAGTTTATCTTTACCTCCGTCTCCTCTTAACTTATAACCAGCATAGATTCCTATCATCATTGAGACTACTGGAACTATACTATATAGTAAATTTTCTACCATTTTTCTTCTTAGCTTCTTTCTTTCCTTTTTTATTTTCTTCTTCTGAAGCCTCAGCTTCATCATCTAAAGGTTCTACAGGTGTACTAAATACTTTAGTTTCACCATCATTTAATACTGAATATTTTTGTCTAAATACTGATTTCTTCATTTCATTTCCTTTCTAAAATACTTTAGACTACTACTAGTTGTTCTCCGTAGTCTACTGTATTTCTTAAATCATCAAAGCCCTTTCTTTCTGGCTTTATTCCGAATGGAGAGTAGTCTGCCATTACATATTTCTGTTTTGGAGGAGGCGTTGGCTTCTTACTTTGTTGGCTGCAGCAGTAATATGCGATAGCCAAGCCCATTACCAAGTCGTCATGAGCTCCATCTTCTGCCTCTGCTCTACCTCTTTCATTTCTTATAAATGTTAGCATCTCTTCTAAAGTGTCTTTGTCATTTATCAAGTATATGTCCTCTAAGACTATCTTTTGAAGAGCACCAAGTATAAGCGGTCTAGTTACTCTTGTTGTCTTGAATCCTAATGATTTCTTCTTCTTGTGGGTATATGTGTCTTCAGTCTCTCTTACAAACTGCTTCTCATACCCTAGTCTATCTAATTCTTTTATTGGGTATGTACTAAAGTTAGCCTCTATTCCAACTAGTGCTTCATTGTAATACATTCCTAAACAATAGATTTGCCTTGTATATTCAATTTCATCGAACTCTCTGCGTAGTACTGCCACTTGTTTTCCAGTAACGTTATCTATTACGTGTGCTGTAAAATAATCGCTTCCGTTCTCCGTGCCGTATCACAGCCCACCACGTAAGGAGTTCTTTCTTTAGGCTCTTCATATATTCTGATAAATCCATGTCTGTCTGGTACCCATTTGAATCCCTTTATCATCTGATACCTTTCGTCATAGTCATACTCGAAGTATCCTCTAGAATAAGGTGGGTCTATTTCTTCTAGACGTTTATTTACCTTCTCTGAATTAAAGAAGCCTTTTCCTATTACGCCCCATTTTCCTAAACAATATACGTCATAGTAATATGGGTCTATATTCTTAAATGCCTCTAATGCGTCTCTATCTTCTTCTGTTAAGAACTTATTATCTTTATATGTAGAAAAACATACTGTAGCTTTTGCAACTTCACCATCTACAAAGTGTCTCTTAATCCAATGTGTTATATTTATTGGGTTAAATGATAAGACCATTTGCTTCTTAGACTTACCACCACGTAGACGTACTTTAAGCTGATTTATATCTGCTTCTTGGCATTCAGTTGCTTCCTCTACCCATATGTGTGTTAGCTCTCCACTCTTAAATGTCGTAGACTTTACTTTTTCTACATCATCTAGACCTTTGAAAATTACTTCGTTTCCATTTACACATCTGATACGTAGATTAGATTCAGATATATTGAAGAGGCTCTCCATATGCCAATTAGCAATTACTTGCATAAATAAAGCAAATGTAGAGTTACGGTTAGTGTCTCCAGTTTGTCTTACTACTAATAGATTCATCTTCTTTTTAAGTAATAAGTATATGAATCTCTGTACTATGAAATAAGACTTACCACTAGAGCCTCCTCCATAAAAGACTAAGTATCTGTCTTCATTGTCTAAATAAGGTAAGTATACGTCATTAAAGACTTTCTTATCTATATTTACATTCATAGTGTCTCTCTTTCTCTAAACCTACTAGCGTCTCTAATAGGCTTAGAGAAAGACATCCATTAGGACGTCTTTCTTGTCATTATAGAAGGTGGTAAAAAGGTAGCCCATTAGTAAACTCAATCCCTCTTCTTTCACCATTAATTACTCTCAGATATGTATTACTAATAGGCTTATAATAAAATAACAAGGCAGTTTTCTACCTATTGTAGAACTTGCCTCGTTAATTTATTTCTGAAAAATATTAAATTATAGGGAACCCCTTTTCAAGTCATTTCCACCCTACGGCTAGCAATTTCTAATCGTCTTTGTGTAGATTCCATTCAGCTAATAAGAATTCAAGTACTTCTTTGTTCTTGCTGGTCTCTATCATGTTGTCTGGATTGTCTATGTCTACATACTTGAATCTTCTACCATATCGTATCTTTCCATCGTCTGTCTTTATTCTGTATCTCTTAGATGTTATCTGATAGTATTTGCCTTTGGTCTCTAACGCCTTGATTAAGAGTTCTATTGTTTTTACAAAATTATATGCCATGTGAGCCTCTTCCAGACCTTCTCAACATTATCATGTATCAAAGCTCGTTAATTATAGGTATATTTATATTAAAGTCTAGATATTATATATAGAGAGAAGACGTACGCCTGTGGGGGGATGTGCATCAGTGAGTGACGAGTACGCCCCCAGTCCCTACTGTACTAGAGTTCAGAGTCCGTACCCTACAGCTGTGTGGGAGAATATCTCAGAGTAGAGAGTTGTGTAGGGTCATTCTCACAGGGACTTGTAAGAGTTACTCATCAAGAGTTACGTTGATATCTAGATTCGTATCATTCTTTACTCTGTCTGTATACAACTGATAGTTCTTGCCTAAGAGTTCTAGAGCTTTTATCTTGTCTTGGTTATTCGTGTCTAGTCCAAAAGCGTCTTTCTCTTCTCCTCTTGCTATTCTCGTTAGCCTCTCTAGAACTTCTTCAGCACTCGCAATCCTTGTATTTGCAAGAGCTTCCATACGTTGTTTAATCATTGGTTGTAGGTTCTTGAGATTATCTGAACCGGATTTTATAAGCGGTCTTTTTGCTGTAACCAGCATTAATAGCTGATTGCGTGGCATTTCCAGTTTGAATATAGTAGTCTATGAATTTTTGTTGTTTCAATGTTAATTCACTATAGTTTTTCATTGATTACTCCTATTTTTATATGAAAAAAATAGCAAGTTTTCTTAAAAATTTTACTTGCTAACTATTATCATTATACATGTCTATAATATTGATGATTGTATTGTTTATTCGATTGTGTTTTAAGATATATTCGATTATTTCTTTATTTCTATTATCCTGTAAAACACGCAATATTATATCATCACACCCTAATTATAACACAAAAAAAACGAAAAAAACGAAAATGTTGAAAATTTTTCAACTTTTTTTAAAAATTACACCGTCACTTCTAGTCAAGGGCTTACGACGAGTCGACGCTTTTCCTTGACTATAAGCTCCTTATGTAATTTCTTAGAACCATACTTATTAATTATTAAATAAGTAAATATATTTTATTTTAAGAAAGGAGATTTGAATTATGAGTAATTTAAATCAAGAAAAATTTTATTTAATGATTGTAGGAGTTAAGAATAATAATGACTACAATATGATTTCAAAGAGATTAGATAATTTCTTATCTAATCAGAAAGATGTTTGCATTGTTGCAAATGGTGCAAACGAAAGTAATGCATTAGTTGAACGTTATGCTTTAGAACATAACTACTCAACAAAGATATTTCCAATAGTTAAAGGAGTATTTGAAGAAATGCATAAATATATAGCACAACATGATAAACGTGGTTGTGTAGAATTTGTAAAAGATATTTCAAACACAGCTACATACATAATGAAATTAGCAGTAAAATACAACAACCCTTACAGAGCTGTTGTATTAAACGAGTTCTTCGATGAAGAGTTAGATTTCGATACAGACTCTATCGAAGAATATACTGAAATATCAACACATATTAGCAAAGGTAAACAATTCAAAGAAGTTCCTCTTCAAGTTAGAAAAGCTAAACAAGAAGAACTAGATAGAATTGATAAGCTACTTGCTAAAAAGCATATGTATGATATTTCTGATAATAGTATAACAGATACTACAGATGAATTCAACGATGTTGAAGAATTCTACGAAGTAGTTAAAGAAACTGTTATCAGTAATGATAAAAGAAAATCTAAAGCTTTAGATAAAAGAACTAAAGAAGAAGATTACTACACTAAAGACTACTCTGAAGATTTCGTTCAAGAAGAAATTGACAGAGCAAATAGATACAATAAGTTAGATAATATCGAATATGTAAAACAGCAAGAACAAGAAGGTAAAGGCTACGCAGGAAACGTTGTTACATACTACAATGAATATACTAACTTACCTTCAGAAGAATTCTTAAGTCTAACTGGTCAAATGACTAGAAAAGACAGAAACATCTTTGTTAAACAATATATAGATAACATTTATAAAAACAAAGAAGCTTTCAAAGATTTCTTCAAATTCTTAGTTAGTAAGAAAAATATTACTAACAACTACTTCGACATAATCATCGAATATATTAAACTACAAGAAAAACATTTCGATGAATACAATACATATTATCTATACGCTTAAGTATAGATAATTTAAAAAATCCTTTTTATAACATACATAAGCTTAATCGCTTATGTATGTTCTTTAAAGGTCAACAACTTATTAAAACAATAAGTTAAACAAAATAAAAAGAATTTAAAATATTCTTTTTTACCATATGTACATTCGTACATATGGTCTTTTTAAAATATAAATTAAATATAAAGGAGATTAAAATTATGGAAAAGAAATTTATTAAAAACGTAAACACAGCAGAGGATGTAAAAGAAAAATACTTTAAGATGGTAACTAAATACCATGAGGACGCTAGAAAGCTAGCAGAAATTAATAATGAGTTCGATGAACTTATGAAACAATTAAAGAATGTTCATTATAATCACGATACTAACACAGTTTATAAATGTAATTATAATGATAGCGTTGAACACTTTAAGAAAGTTATCAACAAATACTCTAACTTAGAAGGAGTAAACGTTAAAGTTAATGGTTGCTTCATCTTCATAACTGGAGAAAAGACTAAAGAAATCAAAGAAGATTTAAAATTCGATAACTTTAGATGGCAAAATGAGAAACAAAGATGGTATTACTCATCAAGACCATACAGAACTAAAGAAGACTACGCAGAAATAAATGCTAGACGCCAAAAGCAACTAGCTACAGCATAACAGATTAAAGAGAGATGACCAAAGGTTGTCTCTCTTTTTTCAAGTTGAAAGGAGTAAATTATGTTATTAAAAGAATTATTAGAAATTATACCACCTGTACAAGATTTTAGACTAATCGCAACGTGGGAAAAAAAAGAAGGGCAAGTAATAGGGACTTTTGTACGAAATAATTTAGGAGTACAACCATATTTAAACAATAAAATAGAACACTTATTAGCGGAAAAAGAAGATTGTTATGACAGTGACCTAACATATTTAAGAATATATCTAGGAAAGGAGTAACAAAACATGGAAGAACTTTTAACTAATCTTTTTATAAAAGAAAATAAAGTAATCAAATGGTCTAAGTACTCTTTCAATAATATTGAATTTTATCTAGAAGACGAAGAAATTGTAATAGAAAAAGCATGCATTACAATGAAAGAACTAAAAGCAATAATTGCTAAGTGTAAAGACCTTGGGTGGTTAGATGAAAACGAAGGAGTTGATAGAAGTGAAAATTAGAAGAAGAAATCTAATGATTAGAAAAAGAATTGAAGAACTTCTAATATCGTTAATCATATTAGGAATGTTCTCAGGATTAATCCCACTTGCGTTACTGATGTTAATGCGTGAATACGCAGTCGCAAGAATAATAATACAACTTATAATAGCTTGTATCTTAACAGAAGCTATTAGAAAAATAATATTTGATTGAAAGAAAGGATAAAAAATAATGAGAAGTTTAGAAGAAATAAAAGTTGTGAAAGATTTTATGATATTTATTAATAGTTTTGAAAATGTTCGAGACTATGCTAACTTGTCATATCAAGAACAAATTTATAAATATATTCAAGATAACCATAAACCAGCTGAATACGAGGGAATATTGTTAAAACATATGAGAATGTTTGAAACAGAAACACCATTTTATTGTAGCTTAACTACAGATAGAATGGTAAATATAGTTATGAAGCTAACTGAAGAAGAAGCTAGTGAATATACTAGAAAATGTAACTATAGTGGAGCATGGTATCTAAAAGAAGACATGACTCAACTTGAAGATGACTTATGGGTTAATGACGAATATGTAATAAACTATGAAAGAGCAGATGATGATAATAGATATCATAAGAAATCTGAAATGATATACGTAGATGAAGATGATATTTATATCTATAGCTCCGAAGCTAAAACAAATTACAAAATGGCTATAGACGATGGAGAATGGCATCACATTGATAATCTAACAAGAGTATTTCACTTTGATTCTCCATATGATTGCTCTCCAATAACTAGATATGTATATAGTCAAGATTATCTAGACCATAACTACGTTATACCAGAAGATAAAGAATTCTACGTAAATAGAGACGTTTGCGTATATATATGTGATTGTGATGACGTAGTACTAGATAGAGATTACTTAGATGAACATTATGACTTCTGTAATCATTGTGATGAATGGTACCCAAGAGACGGTTATGAACATGGTGAATGGTTAGATAACTACGATGAATGGGTTTGTGAAGATTGTCTAACAAGACATTACGTTAGATGTGAAAGTTGTAACTCATGGATTCATGATGGAGATGAATACTATGATGAAGACGATGAAGATGAAGAACATTGCCTATGTTCAAATTGTTATAACAGTGGTGGACCTCAAAGAATTGATAGAAATGAAAATCTAAATGCATATGTAGGTGGTTATCATTGCAATCATGGAGTATGGGAATCTTATAAATTAGAAGAAGAAACCAATCCCCCATTCTACATTGGTTTTGAGCTAGAGGTTGAGCCAAAAAGAAACTCTGAATATAACGCAACAAAAGCAGCTAAATCAGCTCTAAATCATATTCATTGTATTCTATCTCATGATGGCTCTTTAAATCAAAATGGTTTTGAGATTGTATCTCAGCCACAGACTTATGAATATGTAATGAAAGAATATGATAAATATAAAGAATGTTTTGATGAGATTGTTAAAAATGGATATGTATCTCACAACTCTAGAAACTGTGGTCTACACTTCCATGTAACAGCTCCAACTCAAAATAGGTCTAGAGCAGTTGCAAGACTATGGCTAATAATTGAAAGCTTCAAAGAAGAATTCCAGAAGTTATCTAGAAGAAAAGGTAATTTCAGCTATTGTGAATTCTTAAGTGATAGAAGTTATGACTCTGATGGTAAATTCAAGTCTATATACAAAATAGCTAAAGTAAGTGAAATGGAAAAAGAACAAACTAGATATCTTACAATAAATGACCAAAATGAAAAAACGGTTGAAATAAGATTATTCAAAGGAACTCTTAATATCAATACATTCTTTGCTGACTTGCAATTAGTAAATAATCTATTTACTCTTGCATATGACATAGAAAGACCTATTACTGAAATAAAATTCAGTGATTTAATTCAAGGTGAATATATAAGTCAATATTGCTCAGAAAATAGTATCTATACTGAGAAACAAATTATAGATGAATCTGAGAAATATGTTGAAACTGAGAAGAAAATGATGCGTCTAGTAAAGAATATTCTAGATATGACATGGAGATATATCGAAGAATCAAAAGATATTCAAGTAAAGATAATCAATAAGAAGAATGTCAACTCTAAAGAAGACCCATTCCAAGCAAGAAATGATGTTCAAAGAATGAATAATCGAATAAGTTATGCTGTTGAATATTATTGTTCTATGCTGAGAATGTATAGAGCAAATAACATTCCAAGAATAATAAATATATTCGGAGATATGGGATTATATCTAGACGGAATGGACTCAGAAGAAAAGACAAAAATAAGAAAGAAAATGAATAAAGTAAAAGAATATTATAATCAATTATAGGAGGTATTATAGAATGTGTGTAATTATAGTAAAAGATAAAAATCAAACTCTTCCAAAGAAAGACACATTAAAAAATTGTTTTGAAAGAAATCCAGATGGAGCAGGTTTTATGTATGTTGAATCTGGTAAAGTCGTTATAGATAAAGGTTATATGACTTTTAAAAGCTTTTATAAGCATTATAAGAAACTATGTAATAAGTTTAATAACTTTGAAGGAAAGAATCTTGTAATGCATATGAGAATATCTACTAGCGGAGGGGTTGAGCGTGAAAACACTCACCCATTCCCTATCACAGATAATTATCAAGAT